GCGACACATCGGTTAACAGCCGATCGCTCTACCAACTGAGCTATACACCCGTAGGATGCCTTTTATTGACACCCTTTACCCTATCCGCACTCAGGTACTGACACTAAATATAGATTACTGAATCTATATTTGTTTGTTTTGCAGATCTGCGGATATCTGCGTTTTGGTACCATTTGCAATGTAAGTCCGGTGTGCACTCCCAGAACAGACCTCAGCTGTGTAGCCTGCATCTTACATCACAAAGCCGTGTGCAGGGGTCGAACCTGCTTGTCCCAACTGACCACGGCGCAAGAAAAAAGCACCACCACATAAGTGATAGTGCCTTTTTATCTTCTTTCACTCTTTCAGTATACCAGTCAAGCCACTATATGTCAATAGTTTTAGAACATTTAGAACACATTATTCCAGTGTACTTTTAACATACTGCAGCACTGATTATGCGGCACTCCAACTTCTGCGGAAATTTCATATTCATCCATTCCGTTTATATATTTCAATTCCATTACCATGCGTAGAATATTGTCTGGCAACTGGTTTATGTATTTTCTCGCTTCTTTGATGAGTAACTCGTTTTCGAAGTATAGCGCGCGATATTCTGTCTCAATATCCACACTGTCATCAATATCACTCATGCTGTCATCTATCCCGCCTTTTCCTGATGGCATACCGCTCATATTGATTTCGGATGACATTGCCGCATATTTATGTGCTTTATACAATTCAGCTAGCCGTTCTATTCTGATGTTATTTTTATGTATTCGTTTTATGCGTGCTTCTGTTATCACCCATCACACTCCCTTTCGTATCTATTCCGACCTTCTTCAAAAAGTCTTCCACCGTGTGCTTCTTGTACTCTGCAACGTCCTTATTCGCCCTCTCGCCGCCTTTAAAATCACAGGCAAAGGCTTTATGCCCCTTTTGCTTTAAAGCTGTCTCACAGGGCTTTCTCGTTGCCATATCATGTGCATCTATCTTTCGGATGACTCCTGCCGTCTCCTTTCTGCGTTTCATGGTATCTCTTGTCATTCCTGCATCACCTCACTATCTTTCGCACGATCCAATCCAAAAACACCACAAATAACAGTATCGGAAAACCTGCGGCATGAAGATAATCTGCTCCTTCAAGTTCTACTTCCTCTTCGATTCCTGTTTTTAGGGCAATCACAGTTCCAAGCCCAAGGATGTAATACAGGGCTAGGAATGCGATTGTGATTAAAATGTCCATGTTATCCCTCCTTGTATGGTTCTATCTGTTCTTTCGGCATCCACGCTGTCACGACATCGTATATAATTTCCTTATTTATTCCAAATTCTTTGTCGCAAGCATTGACCGAACCTCCCTCATCGTAAAATCTCCACATGCCCACTCTATCTATGTATCCATCATACACATTGTATTCTTCCGGATAGTATGTCTTTTCTTCTTTCGGAACCCAGGCCGAATCGTAGTCCGCAATCCATTCGGATGAGTGTACAGTAACTTTTGCCATTTTCCCGACTTCCGGCAATTTCTCGCTTACCGGAATCCAACCGTCGTTATTATCCGGAACATCATCCATGTGCGAACGGATAATACCACTAATTTCGGTTGCCTTGCCTGTAGCACCTAACGCATACAACACCTTATGTCCAGTTACATACTCTTTTTCAACTTTGCTTATCTCTTCCAAGATCTTCTCTAGTACGTTCATTTATTTCGTCTCCACTTCATTATCGTATTTCATGCACTTTCCATCCTTGTACGCTACACATTTCTCTTTAATACACGGATGTAACACTGGTCTAACAAAATCTCCATTCCCAATAAGCATTGCTTTTACCTCTTCTTTTCCCGTTAAATCAGGGCAAAATAAAATCATTCTTTCACCCTCCTGTTCCATTTCCCTATAGCAGTCGTTTCTAAAGCACATCTTCGTGTTGCAACTCCGCATTCTTTGCAG